GAGCCAAAATCTGCTTCAGAGAACAATGTGCCTGTTGTACCACTCTTAGCGCTACCGCTGGTCAAAAACGCGCCAGCAACAACACCGCCTGCACCGTTGATGTTAAACACTGCTGGAGAAGCTGTGTTAGTCACTACAGAGGGCGTGGCGGTTGTAGCCGTTGCAAACGTAGCAGTTACGCGAGTTGCGTTGCTGTAGTTCACATACTCTGTCCAACCAGCATGAGAAGACATAGTGTCCCCAGCGGCATAAGTAGTACCAGAACCGGGGCCGGTAACTAAACCCAAATACCAAGTGGTAATCTGGGTTACTGAAGTTAAACCAGTACCAGCCATATACTGAAGGCCAGCGCTAACCACCAAGTTTTTGGAGTCAGCAGACCACTTCAAGTTGCCGTCTTTATCGTGGCACTGAACGTGGTAAACGCCTGTGGCTTGTGCGGCTTCACCGGCTTTGGTGTTACAAGTCAGGCCACTAGAGACTACGTCAGTGGCTTTAAGTTTTTCAATAGTCATGGTGACTCCTTAGTTGGAAGAACGAATTAACGAAGTGGTTGGGCCATTTACTGGCATTGTGATAGTAAACGTGGTTGTAGATGTTTTGTCAGATCCAAAATCAAGCACGGCCACAGACTTGTTACCCTGCGTGACGTTATAGATCAGAGCACATCTTGCTGTTAATGCGGCGTACCAAACTACATTAGGAAACCCAACGTAGGCCGTATATCCTGAAGAACTGACAGTAACAGGTGTTAATGTGGAACCGCCAGCTGTATAACCAACAGCCACTACTTCATTCGTTGACGAATAGATCGTAGTTGCCTCATTAAGGTCAGCTGCAGCCGTGTACAAAGCAATCTTGATTACATCAGTTGTAAGATCATGAATGCCCTGATACAGCTGCGCTTTGAAGCTGGTGGTTTGTGTTTGAACAATACTCATGAAACCGCCGTCCTGACCTGACCATCACGATAAGCATCAGCACGTTGCTTGCCGTCTGACAAGTTTTTATACAAAGCAATAGCTTGTACATAACGTTGCTGGGCAAGCTGAACCATGTCAGCCTCACCCTTCATGTAAGTGTAAGCCTCACAGATAGTGCCATACAGCAATACAGAATCAAAGTTATCACCCAGCCAAGTAGTGCCGGCGGTAACAATTGACTCGGGGTAGTAGTTGTAATGGAGCTCTGCGTTGTAGGCCGCACTGGGTGTAGGACCAACAATAAACGTTAACTCATTAACATTGTCTGATCGTGGGCCAAAGATGGCATAGTGCTTGGGCTCAGATGCAAATGCAGACAAAGGATAAGCTTCACGGATAAAGTTAACGTCTTTATTCAACAAATACAGGTAGTCGCCTTGAAACGCAACAGCGCCAGATACAGTGCCACTGTTAGCAACTGTTAATGTAATCGTAGTCCCTGCAATGCTTCTAACTTGGGCATTAACACCAATCCCTGTACCAGTCACTTGTTGGTTAACCGCAATACCCGTAGCACTGGCCACCACAATCGTCTTTTGACTAACCGTTCCTGTGGCTGTTGTTGTGTTGTACGGGTATACGGCAAGACTGTATACAGACAAGAAGTCTGTTGGACACTCAAGGTACTTATTGCCGGTGGTCAATACGCCTGTCACGTTCTTTCGCAAATTAGCAGGCTGCGCGGTGTTATAGATGCGCTGCTCCGCCTGACGAATGAACGTGTTCATGTTGTCAGTTGGGAAAGAGTTCTCGCAGTAATCGCTTACCTGCGTGACAAGGTCGGCGTAATTCATGCCATCGGGCCTCTGCTCATCAAGCCTTTAGTCGCCGCACCAGTGCCGCGCATTTTGATGCCGGACGTCTTAGGCTCACCACCATTAGACTTGTTAATGTTGCCTACAGTCATCTCAACTGTATCAGCACGGCTTAAGTTTTTACCAGAGCCGGGGTTCTCTTTAGGAGCAACCTTCTCGCCCTTCATGGTGTGCGGAGGAGCGTAGACTTTGGCATCGCCAACTTCTTTGCCCATCATCATTTTGCTGTATTTAGCCATGTTAGCCTCGCTTTTGGTTATTAGCGCGAGCCATGTTGCGGCCTACTGCTCGCATAGCTTGACCAGTCACACCGGCAGATTTCTTGCCGCCTTTGGTTTCTTTTGCAGATGGGCCGCTGTTAGGGAAGATGTGAACATCAGTCTTACCTTTTTTAGCGACTCCGTCTGCTGATCGTGTATATGCCATGTTTAGCTCCTATGAAACTGTTACTGTAACTGTACCAACAAATGTCGTTGCAACCAAGTAGTTAGGTGTTAAATATTCATCAAAACTACTGGCTCCACCAACCGGATTCCAACCCCACTGGATGTCCCGTGAGCCACCCGTTAAATTACCCGCTGTATTCAAGCCCGCCGTCACATACGTTGTGTCTGGCCGTGGCTGATACAAAGCCTGTGGATCATAAACAGGATACATACCCAGCTGCAACTGCGGCTGATCTGGATCCCAACAAGCTTCACAAACTTTAAGCTGATAAAGCTTGGTCTTGATGACCTCCATCTTTAACTGCTTTAACTTATAGCGTTGCCCACACCGATCACATTCGGCAATAGCATATTTACCAGATGCGAACGGAGTTGCCATTAAGAACCACCACCAATAAACGCTATACGAGGCACCAACCTCAATGTAGCCTTCTCGCGATCTTCTTGAGCCGCTAACGCATATTGTTCGTCATAGACCCGCTTAAGCATATCCAGACGGCCCTGCAGTTCAGGCACCTTCATGGCAATGTAGTAGGCTAATCCAGCCACTACACATGGCAGGAAGCGGAAATTCATATCAGATGTCTGTACACCAGCACCAGCGTCTTGGATGCGGCGCATTCTGTAGTACACAAACTGGTACTGCTGTGAATTATCGGGTGTAGGCCACACTGTTACAGCAGGCAACTGGGGCACAAATACCGCAGTTCCATCTGTCTGTGCAGCAGCTGTTGTATTGTTCTGGCCACGGAACACGCCGCCCAGCACATTACCACTGATATATGTGTAGTAAATGTCTTCAGTGCCTAAACGGATGAAACCAGACCCAGCTAGTCCAACCACCGTACTAAGCGTGATTGATGTGTCTGTCGATGTGATGTTGCCACTAAGTACAGCGGCAGTAGGATTAGTTTCACCAGACAAACGCTGAATCCAGACTTGGATTGGCCGGCCTTGAACCAACTTGTTTGGAATAGTTGCGTAAGTGGAAACGCTAATGCGGGTAATGCTCAAGTCTGCCTGAGTAGATGCGTTATTGGCCTGCGTCCTGATCACATGATCTAGCAAGTCAATCGTATCTGTAGGCAAAGCGTATGTAGCCAGTCCCGGAGTCAGAGTAATAGTCCCTGTTTCAATCGTCCACATGTTAATGCCGCGATTAGCCCACTCAATGGTCATCAGGTTGAGAGAACGGCGCGCTGTACGTAGGTCATAACCAGTACGCATCTCACGGCCAGCTCTCTCCCACGCCTCTTCAGCGAGCTCAGTGAACTCCATGTTGAAGGAGCTGGTTCCTGTAGTGGTCATTTCTTAGCAGTCTTAGCAGAGTTAATGAATGCTTGAGCCGTAGGTGCTCCCTTGGAGCCGGGCTTACGCATCTTCTCTTTAGAGCCAGCCGCGATACGTTTTCTCTTGGCGTTAATGTTGGCATACAAACCAACTGGGCCGCCTTCAGCGTACTCAGTAAAGTCGGTGTCATCTCTACGCGCCTTGCGTACACCTTTGGGCATCTTTGAAGCGCGCATAGCGCCCATACCACGGCTAGGCATCATGATTTAACACATCTTTCCGCGCGTTTTACCGCGCTGGGCAATACCATCACCACGGCTAGAAGCTGTCATACCGCCAGACTTCATGCCAAAAGACGCTTTAATACGTTCGCCAACAGAACGCTTATCAGTTGAACCACTGCCTGATCTAGCTTTTTCACGGCTTGCTTTTGCACGGTCTGCTAAAGACATTTTGGTTACGTCAGCTGCAGGTTCAGCAGATTTACCGCGATTCATCATGCGAGCCATATCACTGCCAGTATCGCGAGCCATTTTAGGAGCCGCTTTAGGCGCAGCTGGCATAGCTTTAGGCATAGCTTTAACAACTCTGCTAGAACCGGGACCACCAAAACCTTGATCTCCAGATTCAGTAATCTTGCCTGAGTCTCTAGCGCCTTCAAGCACAGCACGTTCCATTGCAGTACCTGCATTTGGCCTGTATCCCTCATCTTGAGGTCTACCCTTAAAATCAGAACCCGCTGAAATCATGTTCTGCATCGTACCGCTTTCATCATTGGGTGATGGCATGGGCGGCATAGGCCTTCTGCGAGAAACAATTTGTGGACGATTGTTGGCTTCTTCCATTTCGTCAATGGGGCCGCCTTCTTGGTAACGATTTTTCATAATTTGCTCCTTAACACTTTCCGCCCATGGCCATTTTGATTTGAGTGCCTTTGGTCTTGCCTTTAGTAGCAACGCCATCAGCGGCTTTTGTATAACCACCCTTAGAGTAAGCCATGCCGCCCATGTTTAACTTGGTCATAGCTGCACCTTTATGCAAGCGGCCTTCGTGTTTGTTCACGGCCTTCTGCATCATCTTCTTGTCCATTTTGACGTCTTCATGGACTTTGCCGCCATGAGCCATCTTGCCTTTGCCGTCAGCGGCAAAGTCAGGAACCATCTTGTTGCCTTTTTTAACCATTTTCATATCGCCACCTTTTGCAAATTTACGGCCCTTGTCGGCCTCATTAAAATCTTTACCCACAGACTGTGGGACGCCTGCTTTCTTAGCAAACGCTGGGTTATGAGCCACCGCCGCCATGAAATTGTGTTGGGCTTTACTCTTGCTTGGCATTATCGCCCTTGCCGAATAAGCTGGTCAATCTTTTCTTCAAGCTTGTTAAAGCGTTGGTCAATGTGACTCGAAATGCGGTCAATTTCTGCTTGAGTAACGTTATCACGGGCAACCTCCTCACGGGTTTTGTTCAAAAGAATCGTAATACGGGCTAACTCGCGAAACTTTTCATTAACAATGTAGCCCATAACAGACATTAACAATGTTAACGTGGCCGACCAAACGGTGTTGAGATCTAACATTTCCATTTTCTCAATGCTTTATTGATCCGTGAGTCTGGATCTTTTGCCGTCTTTTCGCTGGTTAACTTCTTCTTCATGCCGCCCATCCTCGCACAGAAAGCGTCCTTGCGGGAGCCGCCTTCCGGCTGGGGAGGTTTCAAGTTCATACCTTGCTTTTTGGCGGAGGCGCGTCCCTTGGCATTCAAGCCACCAGTAGGACTTTTTCCCTCTTTCCTCTGCCATGCAGGACTCTTAGCCATAGAACGTAGTAATTTTTGCAGTTGCTGGTAGTGTTACGTGAACATCTGTATTAAACACGATGCCCTCACCGGGAATTAACAAAGAAACAGGCTGAGTACCTGTTCCAATATTAAATTGGAGCCGGATAATGCCACCAGAACCACCATCACGATAAATAACATCGCCTGCTGTACCGCCAGAAATACAGTGATACGCTTTAACTCGAACACGACCAGACACAATCGTGCCAGTTGCCTCTACATGAGTGGACTTTACGTCTGTTTGCATCATAATTAATCTCCTTGTAAATGGGGGCCGAAGCCCCCTAGACTAATTAGTTTTGAGTGCTAGTTGGGTTAGCAGCGCCGTCAGAACCTTTAACGATGTACTGGCACGTAACCGTAGCAGCACCACCGCTGGCTGTACCAGCACAAGCGTAAATCACTTGCACAATCAGGTCAGTAGAACCAACATTCAAGATGGTACCGATTTGTGCGGCAGTCAAAGTAACAGTAGCACGGCCTGTAGCCAAAGGTGTGGTTGTGGCACCGCCAACTGTGGCCAATGAAGAACCACCAGAAGTGCGAATGGTAATGGTGTTACCAGTTGTACCCGCATAAGCAGTGGTAATGTCAACAAAGAAGTTTGTGATCTGTGCGCCAGCTGGAATAACAAACAAAGTTGTAGCAGCTGTGTCGCTAACAGTTGTTGCACCGGTCTGGCAAACAACGGTAGCGCCCATGTTGCGAATCGTGCCGGCTGTGGTGCCTGTTGTGTTTTTAACAGTGCCCAAGAGCCAAGGGCCAAGGTGAGTTGCGAATCCCATGATGTTTCCTTACATACAAGTTAAGTGCATCAATCTGTATGTTGTCAGCCGGGACTGCTTGATGCACCGGAAAGCCCGGATTAACATGTTTATACCACTTCAATAAAAACAATGCAACAAAAAAGGGAGCCGAAGCCCCCTTTTTTTTGCCGCTGATTAAGCACCAGCAGAGCCGAACATACCCAATGGATCTGACCAGCCAAATGAATAACGCTCGCGAGACTTGTAACGAACGTTACCTGTATCGAAGTCGCCGTCCATGGAGTTAGCCAAGGGTGAACGAACAAAGTGCTTCATGCCGTTAGGAACGTCTGTGGTCAAGAACCAAGCGTTAGTATCGGTCAAGAAGTGGTTTACACAGTAACCTTCGGAAACTGAACCGTTGTTCTTAATTGCGTTAATGTCGTTGTCAGTTGTACCAACGCGCAACTCGGTTTCGAGCAGGCGGGTCGCAACGAATTGCAATGAAGAAGGAACAACCAATTTCTTTGGTTTAGCTGCGATCAACAAGCCACGCTCGTCTGTCCACAAGCTGATCTGAATAACGGCGGCTTCCAAAGAAGTCTCGTTCAAGTCGGCTGGTGTAGAGGGAACGTTACTGTTAGTACCGCCATTGATCAAAGGATGTGATGCACTGAACAATGCAACGCCGTCACCACCAACGTAAGCGCTAGAGAAACCGTTGTTCAAAACAGCGGCACCTTTAACTTGCTTGGTGTATGCCATAGCGCGGGCCAAAGCTTTCGTGTAACGAGCAGACAATGAGTCATACAAGTTATCTTCAATAGCCTCTTCAGTCAAGCTGAAGCCCAAAGCAATGGTTTCGTGGTTGTATCGAGCAGTCCATGCTTCCTGTGCATTGTCATAGCTGATGGCAGAGCCTTCATTTTTGACTGGTGCGGCAGAGAAGCCAGAGAGTTTAGTCTCTTCTTCGAAGCTACGCTCTGATGTCTCAGTTTCGTAGATCTCTTTGTGCTCTTGATCATAAGTAGCGTACTGCAGACCGAACAAAGCGTTCAGACCGGGGAGCAACTCTTTAAGCAGTTGTGCGCGTGAAATAGCCATGGTAAGTTACTCCTTAAGCAACGTAGTAACGGTGTGCGCCAAAGTTCAGTTTTACCAGAACTTCAGGAGCTTGAACCAATGCAACAGTACCAGCAACTGTAGCTGTAGAAGCCACAACTGTCAGGGTAGTGCTACCAGTAGTCGTAACAGTCGTAGCGGCTGTTAATGACGAACCAGTAAATTGCAATTGACCATTCACCAAATTAAAGACATCCGTACCGATAGGCAAAACTTGCCCAATGGTAAGGCCGGAAACAACCAACGAAGTGGTACCAGTACCAGACACGTAAGTGGCTGAACTGCTGATTTCTGTATCAGGGACTAAACCCAAGACACGGAAACCACCACCAGATGTATTGGCGGTTGCGGCAACAACTGCACCAGCACCGTTACCAGTGGAGGCAGAACCAGTCAAAGTGTTACAAGCCATGTTCTGACCAACCAAGATGGAAGATGCAGAGGCAATCGTTGTAGAACCCGCAGCAGCTGTAACAGCGCAACGGAACACTTGGTCAGGATCATCAGCAACAATCGCAGTAATGTCACCAGCAAGAACGTTGCCGGGATAGTACTGAGCAAACTGGCGCTGCTTAGTAGTGGGGTTTGTGTAGTAGCAACCCAAGAACACACCAGTAGTTGTATTGGTTGTGCTCACAGGAACTGTTGCAATTACAGTGTATCCACTCGATGTAGTGACAAAGTCACCGTAGTAAATAGCGGTGCCATAGTTGTACTGGATGGGATAATCCCGAGTTGATCCAGCAAAAACTTGACCGCCAATCAGGCTAACGGGTTTAAAACCGTATGGTGCCGAGACAGTAGGGTATGCCATTTAAGACTCCTAAAAAATTAAGTACCTTTACCAAAGCTTGACGAGGATTTATTCTCCCTAAAGAGAGGCATTCTCGGGTCGCTCTGACGCATAAGGCTATTATCTACAGCATCCGTTTGAGCTTGTGTCATCTTTGCAAAATGGTTATTTCGCTGTTCCACAAATTCTTTCGGAGTCTTACAGAGTAACAACCCGCCAATTTCAACATTGTCTTTGTATCGACTTGCTGGATCGGCTAACAGTCTAAATTTTGGCTGCTCTTCTAAAGTGACTGGCTCCCAGCCTTCACGCAATTTGCCTGAAAGGTTACGAGGGTCAGCTGCATTCAAATTAGCAACACGAATCCATCGATAAGCGTAGTCCGGGTGCTTGTCTGGTTCAGGTAGAAGTTCAGCTTGCTGCCACTGTTTAGGACGTTCAGCCATCAATCTATCTTCAAGTTCACGCGGTTTTCTGTTTTCAGCCATTGTTGGCCTCCATTTCGATTTTCGCCTTGGCATATTGCTCGGGCGTTAAATTAAGTTTTTTGGCCAAGCTCAACTCAGATGGATTCAAACGAACCCTCTTTGGTGCGGTTGTCCTTGTAGCCGGTGCAACCACCGAACTTTTGCGAGCGACTGGGCGCTCATTTTGTTCCGCTTCTTCCTCAAATTTCTCTGGGAACCGCCTGCGGATAGTGGCGTCTATCTTACGATAATACTCTTGTGATGAAACCTGAACACCCTCGCGGCGAAGCTTCTCATGTAAGCCAAGCGCCAGACTGGTCATCTCTTCATCTTCACCAAACCACGGATTCTGCTGTTGCCATGCTTGCGCGCTGGGGTCAGGCCGATACTGTGGTGTAGGCTCTGGAGCCGTTTGTACTACAGGTTTTTCTTCTTGTAAAGGGGTTGGCTTAAAGTTTTTGACTTTATCAGCCTTTAATGTGGCTTGAGTCAAACGTTCTTGAGCGTCCATAACCTTGTCAGTATCACCAGAATCATAAGCTTCACGGTAGTCTTTCTTGGCTGCTTCAAGCTCCATCTGTACAGCGCGCTGGACTGTAGCCAACACATTTTTTTCACTATTGTCCAGATTTGCCTTAAGGCGTTTGTTCTCCTCCATGACCTTCTGGGCAAAGTTAACAGCCTCTTGCTGCTCACGCACGGCGTTCTCTTTCTCACGGCGTTCATCGTGAGCCAGCTTCTTCATTTGGATCAGCTTCTTTTTAACTTTGGTAGAGTAGTCCTCTAGCTCATCGTTATAAAGCTCCTCTTTGACCTTCTCTTCCATTGGAGGCTTATTGCGGTCCTCCGCAGGAGTGTTGTCTTCTACGTCAATGATGATCTGTTCATCAGTTTGATCGTCTTCTGTGGTGACTTTAACGTCATCCATTTCATCGGGGAATTTAAATGTACTCATGTCGCTCCTTATTTGCGGCGGATGCCACGTGGATCGTCTACTACGCCCTCAACAGAATCGTCATTGATCACACGGAATTCTTTGCCGTGGATGACCAGTCGGGTTCCTGAGTTGGGTCTAATCAAGATAAAGTCACCCTTCTTGCAGTACGGGCCAGATGGGAATCGGCTTGCGTCTTTGTAGCAGTCTGGGCCCATGTCTACTACGAATAACACAGTAGTCAGGGTTTCCTCAATCATGAGAGTTTCTTCCGCTTTTACGAGTCCGGACTCTCCGTATTCCTTCTCTATCTCTGGGATAGCGCAAAGGATTCTGTAACCAGATGGGCGGGGAAGTTGTTTAGCCTTCTCCTCTGGCTTTGTGTTCAAGATCTTGGATAAATCCACGGCCTTGGTTATGTCGAGATTCGAAATCTCACTCGTCATCGTCATTGTGCGTAATTCTTTCCTGTAGGTCTATGATGTATAAACGTGCAGTGAGTAGACCTTTAACCTCCCCACACATCCTTCTGTACTCCGCATAGTCTTCAGCCTTACCATCAGCTATTGACATTTGGAGTTGAGAAACCTTGTCATCTATCTTTGACGATAGAAGTTTTAAATATTTATCGACCATTTCGTGCCTTTATAAGATCAGCTAGTACACGGCGCTTGTCCGTTTCCTTGTCAGCATCTAAGTTAAGCTTGTTCTTTGCAATGTCAGCCTGAAGACGAGCCATGTCAATGTCCTTCTGGGTCATGATGCGCTCGCGCTCAATCTGTTGTTGTGACTGCTTAAGCTGTGCGTCAGTCGCATCCTTCTGCGCTTTACGCTGTGCTTCTTGTCCTTTGAGCTGCAACTCTTGTTGTTGCATCTGAACCATCGGATCTTGTGCCATTTGTGCATTTTGTGCTTGTTGTGCTTGTGCAGTGTTTTGCTGTAACAACTGAGCACCAGCCTGTGCAATCAACCTAGACAACTGAACCTCCACATCCTCTGGCAACTTCTCCTCTGGAGGTGGTAATGGCACACCCATCTGTTGCTCTATCAACTGTCTATAGTGGAAGCCCAAGTGTTCGGCAATGTGAGCCTGCAGTGCAGCCATGATTACGTTGGCCTGTGGGTTCTGGCCTATGGTCTTCATGATCAAAGGATCTTGCATGAACATTTGGTGGGCTGCAATGTGGGCTTGTTGGTCCTGATAGATAAACGCCTTCATTGGTTGTCCCTTTAGGGCATTCATGTTCTCTGATATAGGATCCTTTGGCAGCTCATCGTCAGGTAATGGCACCAGCTTCTGGGCGTTCTTAATTCCCAAGACGTCAAGCATTTGCCTGTGTAACTGCGGTAGATCGTAGATCTGCGGAGCCATCTGGGCCAGCTGGATCACCGCTTGATACTGAACAATCTTCTGCGCCATCGTGGCCGCATTGGGGTCACTCACAGGGATAACATCCACCATGTCGTAATCAGACTGTTTGGCCTTGCGACTTCCTTCTTCTGGCTCATAAGAGTACTCGGGGGGTGTGTACTCTTTAATAATGTCGCGCAGGAGTTTAAGTTCTTGCTTGAACGAATAGTGAATGCGCGCTTGAACAGCTGTCATCACCTTTAATGTGCGCTCAAGGATCGCCAGTGTTGTACCAACTGGTGAATTAGCAGACATATCAGCCACTTGGATGTCAGCAGCCGAGGCAAACTTACGGCCTTCGTCTACGATCTTGTCTAAGAGCCCAGCCAGAACCTGTGACGGCTCCTTATATGGCAGAGCCATGATGTTCTCGGCAATAGTCCCGCTTGGTACGTCCACATCGCGCCACTCAGCTGGGCCAATTGGGGTATCGTCACCTTTAACTCTGAGTCCACGGGTTTTAAAGCCGCCGGGTAGGTTAGCTAAAGTACCAGCGTCTACTAATTGACGCAGAATTGACGTACCAGACTTGGCAAACGCGCCAACTAAGTGAATTAAGCCAAAACAATAAAAACCAAAGCCGGGGACATAACCATAGTGAACGTAATGCTGGCGCTTTGTGTGTAGTTCATCGCCTTGGTTCCAGTTTCTACGGATGGCCAGACACTTGCTACTGCCTTTTTCAATCGTAACGATATAAGGTAGGGCAATTCCCGTGGGTTCTCCGTCTTTATCTTTGTGTTCGTAGCCTTCAAGGTCAAGATTAACGTTCATTTCCAATAACTTGTATCGGTCATCAGACGTTGCGCGGAATCCCATCTTTTCCGCAATCTTTTTCTCCACATCATCAAGGTTATTGTTGGGTTCACCCAGCTCAATGTCAGCGTAGAAGCCGGCGACCTGTAATTTACGTAGATCGTTTTCTGTTTTACGCATCACATGTGTAACGCGAGGGCTTGTGTTAAGGTCAGAAGCACCATAAGGCACAACCAAATCCTCGGCTGGGACAAAAATAGATGTCTGGCGGTCTAGGTTTGGATCAAAGTAGACTTTCTTAAACGCATTTCCTGACAATCCAAGACCCCAAACCATTCTTTCGTGCTCTGGGCGGAACTCCGTCATCACATCTGTCAGTTGATAGTTCATATCATCCTGAACCCTGATAGAAGCATCCTTTTTCTCTTGAGTTTCCTTACCAATGATCTGTGTTTTGACCGGTCCTGCGGCAGGAAACGTGCTCATCATGATCTCGGCTTGGAATTTGACCAGTGCTTCAGACAATAATGGGTGGTAGACACCGCAAGCACCAACCCAAGGGTCGGCTCGCTCCTCAATCTTCATCCCCAAAAGCTCCAGACCGTCTACATAGGTCTGCATCCAGTCTTTGCGGGAGTTAACGTCATCGTCAAAGTCAGAAACAAGGTCTGTCACTATCCCTGCTACTACGCTACTGTCTAAATAATCCACTAAGTTAGCGTCAAAATCGTCTTCTTCTCCGCCCACTAGCTCAATTTCTATCCCATCCATCTCAATACTGACGGACTCTGGGTCTTCAATCTCAATTTCAATCTCGGGCTCGGCAGTCATTAGGCCTTCTAAACCCTCTGGTGCAGCGTAAAGTGATTTTTCAATGGACATATGTATCCTTAATAGTAAGAAACCTTGCGTCTAAACGAGCGAACTTCGTCCTCTTCGTCTGTCTGCAAGCGTATAAACCCGCCTTTTCTGAACCTTATCAGAGCCTGCGTAGAAGAGTCAACTAAGTCATCGTGGTCTGAGTTGGGGAACGCCGCCATCTCTTCCATTAACTCGTCAGCCCAGCGCGTAGCTGGTGCCCAGACCTTACCGCTGGCAAATAAATCAGATACAGAATTGATCCTGACCATCTTATCATTACCCCTTGACGGCGTAAACTCTTGAACAGGTATCCCCATCGCCCTGAGTTCATAGATCAACGGCGCTCCGGACGCTTTAGCTTCAACGATAAAAGCATCTGGCTCCCACTCTTTGTAGTGGTTAAAGGCTTTCTCCTTTAGTTCAGGAAACTCCATCCGTTTCTTAAACGCATCCAAAAGAATTACATTGGCGTCATTTTGGTTTTCGTTTAAATAAAAAACACCCCAAGTCGTACACGCAGAATAGTCAGAGCGTTCGTTCTTTGTAAACGCCGTATCCCAAGACTGGATCACAAACTCACACTTAGGTGGGTCTTCTGCTGTCCATTCTTTCCACCATTCCCTTTTAACAATCGCGCCTTGCTCACTCGTAGGGCTTTGTTGATACTGTGCGTTCCACTTAGATGCAGGCAGTTCAGACTGCAGGGCGTGGAGTTCTTCGATGCTCCAGAACTCTGGCCATAGAGGATTACCCGAAGGCAGGATTGCAGGGAAGTCAATCACCTCCCAATCATCGTTCCCGTCTTTGTCAATCGCAGACTGAAGGATCCGGCCAGTCAAATCCCTCTTAGCCCAGCGTGTCATCACAACAACAATCGCACCACCCGGCTGGAGTCGTTGTCGGGGACCAGAGGTGTACCACTCGTAGACTTTATCAAAGACAGTGTTGTCTCCTTGGGCCAAGGCGGCTTCTTGTTCGGAGTGGGGATCATCAATGATTAAGAGGTCAGCACCCTTACCCGTCACCGTACCGCCAACACCAATCGCAAAGTACTCTCCGTTTTTATTGGTAGACCAACGTCCCGCAGCTTTACTGTCAGACCTCAGATTAACATTGGGAAAGATCTTAGAGTACGGCTCACTGGCGACTAAGTTACGAACCTTACGGCCAAAACCTACCGCTAACTCTGCAGTATTCGAGCACTGGATAATCTTCTTACTAGGATCCCGTCCTAAAAACCAAGCTGGCAGCATATACGATGCAAACTCAGACTTCGTATGCCGTGGGGGCATATTGATGATCAAGCGCTTAATTTTCCCAGTGGCGATCTCTTCGAACTTCTTAGCCATGACCTTATGGTGGCGTCCATCAATGAACCCGGGCCACATCGCATGGGCAAATTTGTTAAAGTCATCAAAGGCTTCTTCCCTTTGCTGGCTTGCCTCAAGGGCGTCAAGATCATCAAGGTAAGCGGCCTGCTCATTGGAGGGTAGGGTAAAGAACTTTTTGGCGGCGGCCTCCGCCTCTAACAGTGATAAACCCAATGCGTGAGTGATCCTCCTGACAAACAGGTCAAACTCCTCCTTCTGCTCCATCTCTTGCTTTTTATTTACCACAAGGACCCAACGCCGCTAAGTAGTCTTTATCACTGGGCATCTTCTTTTTCTTAGGAGTTGGCTCTGGTTTTGGCTTTGGTTTGTTCATGGCAGGTTCCTTAAACTAATATACGAAGGTCTAACACTGCGAGCCGAATGCGCCGCCCGCTTACATATCCCCAAGGTACAGAGCTTCTTCACCACACGGTGTACATTCCCCCGCCCCTTGTCTCCAGTATGAAACATGATGTCATCTATAGAAGGACCATAACCAAAGTTCTTCCAGTACTCATCTATCACAAGGAACACAGTCCTTTGCTTCTCAGTCATACACGCCCCTATGCAAGCTTCTAAAGTCTTCTGAATCACATTAACACCTGTAAAAAATATACCCCCCACCCCTTTGCGTATAAAAACACATGGGGGGGGTCATTCCTTATCAAAATCATGCACGACATTAACATCTGTTAATGCACCCCCACCCTCGTTTTTTATTGGTGATTGGATGTCGGGAACAGTATGTGGGGTGCATACGGCCACGGCCACGGCCTCGATGGCGGGTGCCCCCTCCGTGGGTGTCGCGTATACCGCGTCAGACACAGTCGCGCCCCCCTTTATCTCATCCATCAATGTAAGCCCATCATCCTTCACATTAACATCTGTTAGTGTGCCGAGTCTCTCGAGTAGTCGCGACCTTATGTCTGTGCTCTTACGTACAGTCGTGATCTCTTTGCGCTCTAAGAATGCTCCGACCTCGAATAGATTACCGATCATCTGCAGTGCCTTCATCCTCTGTGCAGGTGGGAAGTCCTCATCAAGTGAGTGCTGAACCAGTTGCTGGACAAGTAGTGCCTTCAATTGAATAGGGTTTCTGTGTTTCTCTGCCTCTAATGCCAACTGATACGCTTCGACCTCACGTGCAATCCTCGGGTCACGAGCAAGCTTATACGGCTCTGAGTTGAGTGTTCTCTTACTTGCGTTAGCCTTATGGCTTACTCTGTATGCCTGTGCCTTAGTCTCCCCTAGTGCTACGGCATGAGCGAATGCCTTCTGCTTCCCTGTAAGTTTAGGCCTCTTGCCTTCTCCTGACATCAATAGAGTCTCTACTGGGATCTGACTAAGCCCTTCTTTGATTTGCGCGCGCGAGAGTTTCTGTGGCATGGTGTTTTCATGGGTATGAAATGTGAATGTCCCGAAGATACCAGACCTTTAACCCCAGTGCAAACGGCCTCCCAAAATCC